CCTGACCATTTCCAGAAAGGTCTTAGGGCTGCCGTCTTTGAATATGGCGCTGACTACTGTCAGCGGGTGCTCGATGTTGGCCTCGATGTGCTCGATGATGCCGTCCCACTCTACCTCGCCCAGATTGGCGTGGACTACTGTGATGCGGTCAGCCGGCACCTGCCGGCAGACCTCGGCATAGGTGGCCAGTGAATCCTTGCCGCCTGAGTGGCTGACATAAAAGTGGGCGTCTGATTCGATCAGGGCGCTTATCTCAGGGATGGCTGTACCCTGGCCTTGGCCAGATTGCCGGATATCAGGCTTGCGGGTTTTGCTGGTGCTCATGAGCGGTCGCCGGGATGTTGCTGCCACTGCTCGGGGCTGTCGCCATTGGCCCATGCCATGACGCAGTCCACGCATATGCTGACCTCGATCATGGTGTCCTCGCCGGCCTTGTAGTCGTGCGGGATCATGGTCGCCGGCTCGCGGTCGCCAGCAAAAGTGGAGCCGCAGCTATCGCACTGTGCTGAGCTGAATGAGGCCTCGCAGTAGTGCTCGGGGTCGCCCTCGGCGTGTTCGCACTGCTCGCCTCGGCAGCCCGGTGCTACGGTGTAGCCCTCGCAGTAATGTGCCACTGCGGCGTCAAATTTCTCGGTGTCTGTAGTCATGTCAATATCCTCGTAGGTTGTGGGGATGCGCCCCGTGCTGCCCGCTCTGACTGGGCAGCCCGTGGAGTATCAAAACAGCGCCAGTTGGCATACCTCCGTAGCTGGTGCCGGCGCCGGCATCAGGCTGCGAGCAATGCCCGTGAATTGCGTGGCCATGGCCTCTGCAATGCCCGTGAACGTCTTGCTGCGTTCCTTCCACCGGTCTGGACCGGGGCTCTTGTTGTCGGCGCCACAGGGGCTCTGATTCGCCCACCGGTTCACCAGCTTGCCCTTGTAGCGGATCACCCGCGGCCCGATGTAGTCGGCCGGATCGGCCGCCAGCTTGGGGAGGTTCTGTAGCCACAGCCCGGTGTTCTTGCTGGCGTCGTGGCCAAACTGGTACGGCTGCACATACTGAGTGGCTGGCCGGATGGCGGTGCCTATCCTGCTGACCGGGTTCTCTACGCATTGCTGCGAGATCGGTGCGGCCATCAAGTCCCTGACAAACTGCAGGGCCTCGTCGCTGTTGTTCTGGCGCTCGGGATAGTTGGCATCGTGCTTGGGCTGGCAGCGCCATAGCTGGCTGGCAGCGAGGAACTGGCACGGGGGATGGGCGATCATGAGATGCCAGCCGTCATTGAGTACGTCGCGGACATCGCCCTGATAGTGCGTTCCTGCCGTCTCCGTGGGCAGCAGGTCGCAGGACATGGCTGAGTGGCCGCGAGCCGTCATGGCGTCTCTGACGGTGCCTGAGAATTCGCAGGCAATCAGGATGCGGCTGAGTCGGTAGCCGGCAGTCTCGGCCCGCTCGCTGGCCAGCAGGATCTCCTCGGCGTAGTCAGCCATCTCGGCCTCGGGACGCTGCAGGTAGATTGCCTCGGCCAGCAGGTCGCCGGTGTCCGTGTAGTCAGCAGCGACATTGTCACCGCGTCGGACATTGAGCATCTGCGAGTCGCTGAGCGCGCCCCGGACAGCCGCAGAATAATCCGCGGCCAGCCGGGTCACATCGAGCTGCGGCAGCTTAACCAGCATGACGCACACCGTCCGAGCCAATGTAGCATCTGCGGCGCGTGTCAATCTTGAGCCGCATGGCATCCTTGAGCGTGGCCTGATAGTTGGGCAGGGCCCGGTATCCGTAGCCGTCCATTGTCACGGCGTCGGCGTCAACGTCCCGGTGTGCTGCGCTGGCGTTCATCAGCTTTAGCTCGACTGAGCCGCGGCTTCTGGCGCCCAGTGCGCCGCTGCCTGACGGCTCGCTGGTGAGGTTGCGGTGGTTGTTGCGGTAGGCGGGGCCGTTCTGCGCTTCGCGGATCATGGCGGCCTTGTTGTAGTGCCCGCCTGCAGTCGCGTAGTCCAGCATCGTGAAATACAGCGCCACAAGGGCGCGGTTCTCGTAGTCGCTCCAAGGAGCCGGTCGTGTCTTTGATGTGCTCATGGGTTTGCCTTTTGGTTGTCGTGTGATCGGATCACACTGTTACGGATGGCGACATGCTGCCGGATGATGAGAATAACCAGCCAGCCGAGGCCGCCGAGAATCGTGAGGTAGTCGTTGGGTGTCATGGGTTTGCCTTGTTGTCTGTGAAATCGTCTCCGACGATATCAGGGCCAATGGTCCGGTGTCAAGGAAAACAGGGACCAGTTACAATGCGCCTTTGCAGGCAACGGATACAGCAGGCAATGAGCACACCTACCGACACACAGAGCACACCCGCTGCGCCAAAATCCCGGCCTCGGCTGCGGGGAGCGCTGGTCAAATTCAATGAGACGGTGGCCGACCAGATATGTGGCCGCATGGCCGAGGGGGAAACACTGCGGCAGGTCTGCCGAGATCCGGCCATGCCGGCGAGAAGCACGGTGTACCGGTGGCTAAGCAAAATTCCTCCGTTCGCGGACCAGTACGCTCGGGCGCGGGAGGCGCTGGTCGAGGCGTGGGCTGATGAGATCATTGATATAGCTGACGATGGGACTACGGACTACGTCACCAAGGTAGGCCGCAATGGCGCTGAGTATGAGGCGGTCGATCAGGAGCATATCCAGCGGTCCCGGCTGCGGGTGGACACCCGGCGCTGGCTGCTCAGCAAGCTGAACCCCGGCCAGTACGGCGATCACATGGAGGTAGAGCATACTGGCGGCGTCGATCACAGGCTGCAGATCACCGATACCGAGAAGGTGCGGCGCCTCGCCCTGTTCCTGCTGCAGTCACCCGGCGGCACTGTCATCGAGGGAGTGGCCAGCCCTATTCCTGCCAGCTCGGAGGCCGACCAGCCCGCCGACGACTGACCCCCCGGCATTCGCCAGAAAACATCTCTGTGGCCATGGACCGACCCCCCCGACCCCATATAGCGGAAATTGTTCGCCGGGGAGGGGCGGCCTGCTCCATTTTTTCCAGATTTTCCACGCGCTATTGTTAATGTTTACGGGCCTTGTTAGTGTTTACGTGTTAGGGTTTACGGATGGATGCTCCCCTTTGCCGGCTTTGCGAGAAGCGCCACTACGGATCGTGCGCGAACCCGCGCACACCGGCGCCAAGCGGAAAGGATGCCCGCCCGAAAAAAAAATCGAAAAAGAGAGCGGGGAAGGCGCCCGGATTGGATCATGGAGATTTGCGGCTTTATCCGCAGAGCCCGACGCACGATTCAGATGGTAAGGCTTTGCCGCATGAGGACGCGCCTCGGATAATGAGGCCCGCGGCGTCACAGTTTGATGCTGGCACCAAGGAGCTGCTTGAGCGGGTAGTTGCCCTGGAGCAGATAGTGGATGAGTTGCTGGCCGGCAGGCGCAAGCGTTCGGAGTACATGAAAATTTACATGAGAGATCGGAGGGCAAATGGGTGAACTGATTATTTGGGTTCTGGGCATCATGGTGCTGTCGTGGCTGATTCTCGGCGGCACGATCTTCGCGTATCCGACAGTGCGGCGCCTCCGGGCTGAAAAGGCCGTGTTTGGCTGGATTGTCAAGGTGCCGATCTATCTTTTTATTTTTCTCGGTGCTTTGTCGGATGTCGTTTTCAATGCTACGTGGGGCACTATTATTTTTCGTGAGCTGCCGCACGGGTGGCTTTTTACGGATCGCCTCAAGCGGCACTGGCGAGGAAGCGATAGCAAGCAAAAGGATCGTGCTGCCCCTTGGGTGCGCCGCGTCAATCTGATTGATCCCGGTCACGTATAGGAGGGCCCGAGGATGAGTTTTTCAAGGCGAGAATTTTTAGCGGCGATGGCGGTTGGTGGCTTGGTGGTTGCCGGCGAGCTGTGGCTGCCCGGTCAGAAATTGATCTCGATTCCGAGCGGAAAAATCTGGACCTTTGACGACGCGCCCATTGTGAATCGCCTGTACGGCTATGACGAGCGCGGGGATTTTTCGTGGGGCCGGCATGTCAGGCAACTCGAGAATGGCACGTATCGCGGTGGTGAGATTATCCATATCCGCGGGGTCGATATAACCACTGACGAGTTTGCTGCGCACGACATGGAGCGCCGGCTTGAGGAGTCTTTTGCGCGGTCGATGGTGTGAAGCGCGGACGCTACAGGTCGCGCAAAGCCCGCAATCAGGATGTGCACCGCCGCCGGCAGTTCATCAAGAGTGAGGCTGGCGGGCCCCGCCCGAAACGGCCTCAAATTGAGCTGAGTGCGATTGGCAAGGCGATTCAGAAGGCTGCGGGCAGAATGGGGAAACGTGGTGAGTAGGGGCTTCAAAAACCGGCAAAAAAAAATTCGCGACGAGCGGCTCGCTCGCGGGGCTGATCCGCGCCCGCGCCAGAATGACATGCTTACCTATCGCTCATCCAAGATGCGTGACATCCGGCGCATCTGGCGATCCAATGCGCGAAGTCTCTGAGCGGGAATTTCGCAAGGCTGCCCGGACTTTGCGGCTTGGTGGAATGCCGCCTACGCCGATTGTTGTGGAGCTGCTCGAGCGGTGGGAGCGTGAGGATTTCGATGACTGCCTGCCGCCCTGGCATCGCATCAATCTGTGGCGCCGCAGGGCCTACTGGGAGCGCGATTACGTTTTTCGCTTTTGAGGGAGTATGATCGGCCACTCACGTTCCTAAGCACCGATAACAAGCAGTTAGGAGACTAAAATGCCAGCACCTTCAATTTTAACGAGTATTCAC